TATTTGCTGCCGCCTGCGAGCCTACCGACTTGCCAATAGTCAGGTTGTTAATGTCGTAGTATTTCGCATTTCCACCGCTCACTACGCCGAGGTTAGCCGGTGAATAGATGCGGCTTAACAGGACGTCGTCGCCTATCTTCAGGCTGTTTATGTAATCGGCGATTGCCTGCTTAATCTGCTCGCCGATCTGAGTGGTGTAACCGGTAAAAACCTTCAAAGTTATGGCGACATAAATCGGAACATCTGTTGATCGTGAAAAGCTGATTGCGTGAGGATTATCGTATTTATCCGGCACTGTGACGGTCGTCGAGCCGAAGGTGGCAACACCCTGGCCTTTTTTGCCACGGATAGTCTGTGCGATATCCGTAATGTCCCCACCGTCCACTATTGCCGCGATTGAGTGTGCTGGTATGCCATCACTGTTCACAGCTCCGGTATCATTCTCATAAAGCTTATGGCGGGTTACTCCTGCTACGTTGGCGATCGCGCCGTCGACAGCATCAAACGGCGTCAGGGCCGGAATTGCCACACTCTGATTTTGACGCACACGAAGCTGAGCATCAGTTTCCGCTGCTGATCCTACAGTCGCCGCGCTGGCATTCGATACCGCAGTCCACCCACGCGTCGGCGTATTGATTTTGGTGATGCTGCCGGCAACAGCTGCAACAGCGCCAGAATTAGCGCATGTAGCCGTTACCGTCACCGATCCGCTGACGTCAATAGTCACGCTGGCCGGCAGGTTCCAGATGACGCCGTTGGCGTCTTTCACCGATCCATTGGTGATCGTCGTGCCTGCCGTGCCGGTCAGCGTCACGTCAACCGTGGAGTTAGTGGCGGCCTTACGCGCGATGCCGTTGATTTTTACGTTACGCGTAAGGGCGTCAGTCATGCCGGAGGATGGTGAGAAAGAGTTGTAAACCTGAATCGCTGTATTGTTGGCATCGTGCACTGCCAGCGCTACGAGCGCAACCATCTGCCCGTCTTTACTGTCAGGCTCGAGATAAGCGTCAGTGCCGTAAATCTGCAGAAAATATTCGGTGATAGTGCTCAGGATTGTCTGATAATCAGGCGCACTTATCCCTGAGGCGGTCACCGTAGCGGAGAGCCCCAGCGTATCTAGATTGAGAGCCATTACGCCTCGCTTGTGACTGTCGTCGTTCCGTAGATAGTGTCGATCGTCGCGGTAAACACTACGCGGCGGGATGAGGTATTCAGCGTCGTATCGAACGACCTAATAGAGTTAACGCCTCGCGTCTCAAGGATGCGCTGGCGAATAGCGAGGTTGTACGTTTCCGGCTTCTGTTTGCCCAGCACTGACTGAATCCACGGCGTGCCCTCTGTCGTGTCGAGGAACCACTGCCCGTACCAAAGCAGGAAGCGAGTTTTCACCGCCTGCGCCACCGTTTCTGGTGAGTTGATCAACCAGGTGTCGTCGCCCTTTCCGAAGGTGTAATCACCTTCGTCATCTTCGCGTCTGTATCGCATCAGTTCACCTTGCCAGAATTGCCAGTGCCAGTCTGGACGCCGCTGTGCGTGTGACTGTCGCTGATGTCTTTGCCGTTGGATTTGAGGGAGCCTATAAACTCGATGGCGCCCGTAATTTTCGCCGCGGTTCCGGTTGCCAGGCTGCCAACCATGCCGCCCATCCACGTCAGCAACCCGTTGATGGTTACAGCCGCGCTAAACTTAGCCAGAGGAGTTGTCACGTTCAGTCCGCCCGGCGCCACAATATTTACCGCGTGGCTGTTTGGGTCGAGCTCGATATAAGCCGCGCCGTCATCGGTGCGCATCTGAAGCGTCGAGGTGCTGATATTCCCTATAACTTCCGCCTGCGACTGCGGGCCAATGAACGCAAAGGCGTCTGACAAATCATGCTGCCGAGGGTCGACCGCCTCCTGCACGCCGCCGTTCTGCCACCAGAAGTCGATGCAGCGATCGGAAAACACCACCAGGCACTCGTCGCCTGCTTTCACAGGAAAAGTAATGGTGCAGCCGCCACCGCGTGGAAAGACAACAGGCACGTCGACGAGTAATGGCAACGGCGCAGATTTAAACTCACCCGCCTCATCAGCGACCTGACCTGATATGGCCGGCTGAACAGTGCAGGTGCATGCTATGGGGTCGAAAGACTGGATGATGCCCGGCATCGAGACGCGCAGCATGGAGAAGATGGTGTCAGACAACACCTTCATCGCCTGCTGCTCGCCGCCTGCCAGCGACTGAGGATTGACTGACATGTTTGCTCCAGGCAATAAAAAACCCGCCTGAGCGGGTTCTGTTTGAATTTTTAATTACATTCCGTGACTCTTAGCAACTCTAATATATCCATTCCAAGCGTTAAAGTTCCAAGCATCGCCTTTCATCAATGGCCTTGCATCTGATCCTGAGTGCCTTTCACCGTACTCCCAAGCGGATCGGGAAATACTTTTATCTTTAGAATAAGCAACCCATTGCTTTATCCCTTCATACATGTAGCGCTTACATCCATCAGTAGTACCTTTATATTCAGTAAAGGCATCCAAATCATTACATAGAGAAAGCCGATTTATTATGATGGAAGAAAAATCGCCAGGAGAAATGCCAATATTTCTTTTATTGATGAATATGCCAACTTCCTTGGAGCAATTAGTGCTTCCTGTACATAAGAAGTATGCCCTGATTTCCTGATGCTGGAAAATTAAGTCTATAGCCTTTTTTTCATATTGACCAAGACGGCCTGATGCTTCCGGGAAATCAGAGATAACAGGTAATTTTGAAACCGCATCATCATATTCGTCAGCGTATGCCGCAGCGACCATAAAAAGCGACGCTATCAATACCAAGGTGTGGGCTATTTTCATAGTTAATTAGAAGTTCTCAGCAACGATGAGCTAGATTGCAGATCAGCCGAACCGCGAGCTATGCACATCAGATCCATGTACCACGGCTGACCTCTGGTATCGCCAGTATAATCTATAGCCGATACGATATACACGCCGTCAGCCGCAATACTTGCAGGCTGTTGCAGTGTTCCGTTCACGCTCAGGTTGCCGTTCGTGTTGTCTTCACTGGCCCTACCCGGCAGGGCTTTAACCTCGTCTGCCGACAGGCTGGCCCGGTACACCGACGCCTGATCAATCTGCACCAGACCTTTAAGCCGGATATTCGGGTTTATCAGGCAGCGCACGTTAACGCCCGCGCCCATTGTCTGCTGTGGCATCCCGATCAGGCCGGTATCGCTGTTCAATACGATCGCTTCCTGCACGTATTTATCGGTCGGCACCATCTGTGCCTGCCCATCAACCAGTTGCCAGGTCGCTCCACACTGCGCGGCCACGTTATCCATCACATCGCGCGTTGACTGGTAAAGCACTCGCCCGCGCGGGAATACGGTAACAGGTGTATCGCCAGTGATGCCTTTAGTCACGCCATACGGGCTAAAGCTATCCATGGCAGCAGAGTGAACATCTGCAACCGTATATCCGGCAGCGAGCGTCGTGGTCACGCTGGCGTTCATGAAAGCCTGATGGCCGTCGATCGCCTGAATCAGCACCCAGGTATCGGTAGGGTTGTCGCGCCCGGTGACGGTGAAGCGGATTTCACCGCTGAAAATTTCCCCGAAGTTCGTACCATTTGTCTGGCCGACTTTCGACGGGTCTACTTCCGTTGCCACGCCTACCTGACTACTGTCTACCGCGGCCGGCATGCCGTCATAGCCCGCGATGATCTTAATCTTCGCGAACTCTTTTCCCAAAATACGGCTGCAGGTGTCTTTGGAGAGGTTATAAATCTTCACCATCGCAACGCGCGGCCAGCGGGTATCTGTCCACTCAATGCGGAACGTCACCTTGAAGTCACTCAGGCTAATGCCTTCACCACTTTCTGACAGAATTTGCAGCTCGAAGTGGCGCATCCAGTTCTGTGACATGTTTACTCCGTTACGGCCCAGAGATGGCTGCTGATGCCCAGGTCGGTTTTAGTGGGGTAATCCTGCGTCGGATCATCGCAAAGCACCACGAGCCCGAAGCCGAGTTCGCGATAAGAAAATGACGCCAGCAGGTTGGCGCCCGTAACCAGAGGAATGCCGGTCACGATGCCTGCGCCGCTGCTGTCGAGCAGATCAATTACCCAGCCCGCGGCGTCACGCCATACCGTTTTTATCGAGTAATTAACCCCATTTATCGCCACGGCGAACTGCTGGTTATCTGGTGACAGGGGGATTTCACTGGCCTGCATCGTGTCTCCTTAAAACAGGTCGGACAGCTTCGATAAAATCGACTGGCTGGCGGTGGGCTTCGTCGACTTAACGCCGGAGTTTTGCACTGCTGAAGTGCTCACACCCTGTGACATGTCGGCCTTATCAGCCACAGATATCGTCTGCGTAGAAGAGATGATCACCCCGCGCAGCGTCAGCGTTGCCATCAGCACGTTTTCCGATGCACGGTCAGTCGTTACATCTAGCACGCGGATCAGCATGTTTGTGTAAAGGCGCTTGCCCGTTACCACATCAAACGGCACGCGGCTTTCCTGCAGGTCGATTAGCTTCTGATAAACCTCTTTCGGGCTAAGGCCAAGGCTAAGCCCAATCGATGAAGTATCGAGAAGGTCTAGCAACGAACCTCCGCCAGAAAAACCCACCTCCATCACCAGTTCGGGCGGCCTTTTAAACGCATGGTCAGCAACTGGAGCGTCCTTTTCTACGGGATGCTCTGTGATTTCCAGCGTGTCGCTGTGCTTTTCGGTGATCACCACGTCCGGCACTATCAACCCGATTTTTCGGCTCTGCTGTGAAAACAGCGTAGAAAGAATGTCCATCAGCGCGGCCCCGTTCCGAGTGCTTGCGTAAAGCGTGAGTTCACGGCCATTTGCTTGTCGGCGACTTCACTGGCCGCCCTGCTCGGGTCGTTAACGCCGTGAATATGGATGTTGGTTTCCTGGCTGATCTGCGCGCCGCTGGCAGGCATATTGCTGAGAACGCGTGGGATATAACTCCGGGTTTCTTCCGGCATTAGCGCCATGCCATGCTTCTGGACGTTACCTATGCCCCAGTTATAAGACGCGAGCGCTTTGGGAAGGTCGCCGTTATTGGCATTTAAGAGCTGAGCGAGATACTTTGCCGCAGCCTGGGCAGATTTAACCGGGTCGAATGCCTCGTTACCACGCAGCCCTAAATCCTTAGCCGTGCCGGGCATCAGCTGAAACAGCCCCTGCGCGCCGGCGCCAGACATCGCATTGGGGTTACCGGCAGATTCGGTAATGGCAACGCTTCGCAGCAGCCCCTCAGGTAAGCGATACACCTGTTCAAGCTTGTCCAGAGTAGGCTTCATCCAGCCGAGAAGCGCAGCCCCGTCTTTCGTTGGCTTTGGCGCTGCAGACCCGAGTCCTCTCACCCACTGGCCGATGCTTCTGGGGTCGAAACCGGTTTTGCTCTTCAGCCATTCGGCAGCATTATCTGCGCTGGCAGTCACAGCAGGTAAAGCGTCCTGGTTGCCCTGCCCCTGATTTATCAGCTCACGCCCGATCGCATAGGCATCTTTCCATCTGCCATCTTTAATGGCGTTGAGCAGGCGCGCTATTCCGTCGAGCATTTTGGACATCTCGCCAAGGTTTTCCATGAGGTTGCTCATGTCCCATTTGGCTGTCCATGTCTGCGGGTCGATGCCGAGCAGGCGCATAACGGCATTTTTCAGATCGTCGACGCCTTTGATGGCGCCCTTAATCTGCGGCTCCCACTTCTTCCAGTCAATGAGCGACTGGCCGCCTTCCTTCCACGTTTTGTAATCGTCGTAGAGCGCCAGAATGGCAAGGCCAAGGGCGGTGATCATGCCAATCGGCGACATCACGAATGCGCCATTCAGGATGCGCCAGGCGACAACGAGCGCGCCAAACACCTCAATCAGGCGCTGCGTTGACTTATCCAGCGATGACCACCACTGCATGATATCGCCACCGGCCTGAATCAGCCGATAGACGACACGCCCGATTATCTCAGCGAGCCACAGGATGCCTTTAACGCCGCTGGTAATCGTCTGCTCAATCTTCGGGAAGTTGTCGACAATTTGCTTACGCAGGGTGTCGATAGAACCCGAAAGCCCTTCCGCCAGATTAGAGCCGATCTTATCGCGCGCCACTCCTGCCATCTGGCCAAATGCCCGCAGGGATGTCATAAAGCGGTTAGAGCTGGCGGCCGCCTGGTCAGCATTGAAGCCGATAGCTTTCGCCATTTGCGCATACTGCGCGCCAAACTGCCCCATCCCGCGGCGCATTGCCATCAGGGTGTTTTCATCAATGCCCAGCATCTGCGCATACTGATTTGCGCGGTAGTAAGGCATTTTGTTCAGCTGCTGACCGACGCCGGTAAAGATGGACGCCATGTCGCGCATGTTGCCGCTGGCGTCACGCGTCTGCACGCCCAGACGATTCAGGAAGCCTTCTGCGCCGGGGTTGTTACGCATGAAGCGCGAAAGGCTTTCCAGAGAACCGCGTGCGGCTTCTGCACTCGATCCGGCCTGAGACGCGGCATATCCGATAGCCTGAATGCCTGCGACGGTTGCGCCCGTGCGCTGAGATGCCCAGTAGAGGTTGTCCAGGCTGCTGGCTATCTTCGCAGTGAAGGCGACAACGGAAAGTGCCGCTCCCTCTACTGCTGCACCCAGTTTTAACGCTGTTGAGGTAACAGTAAAAAGCGTGCGGTCAAACTCGCTTGCTCCTTTCTGGTCAATTTGAAAGCCGAGGCTTACCAGAAAATCCTTGATAGTCTCAGCGTTCATTTGCCTCTCTCCAGCGTTCTATGCGGTTATTGTTGTCTGCCTTTAGATCTAGCCAGTCATTCATCCGGGCAATGTCTGCCAGGTCTACCGAACCATCCTTCAGAGCTGAATAGCTGATGTACCCGGCATCAACCGGGCGCATCAGAAAATCTTCGCCATCAGGAAGTGATTCCAGCGTCAGGCCACTTACTGGGGCGCAGTCTCGCTGGCGGGGGGTGCGGGCAAAAAATTTCCCAGGCTGTCGCCTACCACCCGACCAACCATCTGCAGCATGCTCATCAGATCGATGTCGTCGAACATCAGCGTGCCCTGAGACATCACCGGCGACCAGCTTTTACCGTTCTGGCGGGAAACCACCGACAGGCAGGGGAAGATGATCGCGTTGGTATCTTCTTCGGACATTCCAGCAAGTGAATCAGCGATTTTGGGCAACGCGGTTTCCATCGCCTTATAAACGTCACCGCCTTCTGCTGCGGCTTTGATGCCCTGAAAGTCAGCCAGCATCCCGGCCAGAATCGGGAGCAGTTTGCGGGAAACCTTGAGCTGATCGAATACGCTGAGTTTTGCCGTGCGGTACTGCACGCCTTTGATTTCAAAATCCATCCGTTAGAACTCCCCGAGAACCTGGTCGATTTTGCCGCAGTCGAACACCCAAGATTTGGTGTTGCCCACTTTGGCGTCTGCATGGTCTGGCTGCTTCTGAAACGCGACCGAGCGTGCAGTGGTGATATCGCCTGACGCATGGTTTCGCAGAACGATGACGTTGTTGCCCCACAGTGCCGAGGACTGGCTTTGTGCGTTGTACATCAGCGACAGCTTTTTGTTGACCGGGGAGGTTTTCAGTAGCGTAACTGTCATGGTGCCGCTTTTGCCTGCGTGCAGGCTGTGCATTACCTCGCCATCAGCGCCGATCGTCATGGTGTTTTTAGATTCCGTCATGGTGACGGTAATGCCTTCCTCGGAGTTGGCAGAGCCATAGCCGAGGTCGATAGAGCCAGTCGGTCCGGTGAGGGACGCGACGACGTCCATAAAAGAATAAGTCGCCATTTATGTCCCCTTAGCGAACAACGTTGATCTGAACGTCGGCGTAGTGAATCGCGCCGGCCAGTTTGATTGCCGCCTGGATAAGCGGTGCTTTGCGAGCCTCGCGATCGGCCTGAGCCTGAGAAGCCAGCGGCTGCGCATAGACGTAATAGCCTTTCGTCAGCGTGTCGCCTGCGGTGATCTGCCCGATGTCTCCACCGTTCCATACGCCCGGCGCGACCAGACCATTCGACACGGCCTGATCCAGTGACTGCTCGACGTTCGACAGCAGACGGGTAATACCGGCCTCTGTCTGCGGGATTTTTGTGGTTGGGGTGTACAGCAGGTTGAAGAGATTGGTCTGCACGTAGTTCTGCAGCCAGTCCAGTCCGTGGCGCTCATCGAAGAAATCGCCGTTCGACATCACACCCTGCTGCAGGATCGCCGTGTCGTTCGCGTAGTAAACGTAAACGTTCGCGTTTTTCGCATCGACAGCTGCCGCCTGCGAGCTGGTCAGGGTTTCGTACGTTACGCCCGGCTCGGTTTTGAACTTCAGCGTGATCGTGGTGTTGTTGCCGGTAAAGTTGACGGTAAACGCGCGCCCGAAGGCTGACAGCGCCGCATACTTGCTTGACGTGGAGTACTGGACAAACGTCCGTCCGTATTTCGCAGCCTTCAACTTCGAGGCGATATCGGTTGTTGATGCGGGATCAATGATTGCTGCAGCACCCGAGGTGAAAGCAAAAATACGGCTCACGCTGGCAGACTGAATGGCAGACGCCACTGCAAGCACATCAGCATCAGCCAGTGGGTCAGTATCTGCAACGCCGAGCCCATACCAGTTGGTAAACTGAAGAGCAGCGTTAACAGCCTGAGCCAGAGATTCAATACTTCCGGTTTCACCGGTTCCCAGTTTTTTAGCCCAGCGACCGATATAAACCTGCGTAGGCTGAGGCGACTGAGAAAAGAAAACGCTGGCGGCAGCATATTCCGGACTGTCTGTGCCGAAATCAGTACCGATAGACTCAATGCCAGAATAAAGACGGATACGCTCGGTTACGGGGATAACTGTTGAGGTGCCAAGAATTAGCAGTGAGCCAAAGTTACGACCACGCGCCGCAGTGGGCGACATGATCACATCAACGTTCACAACGTTGGATACAGGTAAGCCCTGTGCCATAGATTAATCTCCAAAGAATGATACTGGCGCGCTGACCAGAGATTTGATGCCGTAATCGCGGATAACTTTGCGGCGCAGGCGCACGGTGATGTCGTACCGGCGCACCCACTGGTTATTGATGAGTTCGGGGAAAGCGGTCAGCTCACTGTAATCAGCGAGAGACAGCTCGTTTGTTTTCAGAGTTTCGTTGTTCTGCTCAACCGTCAGCCCGTCACGGAACAACGTGGCGATTGACTGGCTTTGCGGGCCGTAAAAGGAGGCGAGCGTTTCGATCACCTCATGCCGCCACAGCTGATTACTGTCATCGGTCTGCCGCACGAATGCGGGGCCATCGTCAGCAGTAAAGCCGATGATGCCGAATCCGCACCAGTCCACGTCCGCTGCAGGTATTGCCGCCTGTGTCGCTGTCCAGCGCGGGCGAACCATCCCGGCCGGCAGGCCCGATAATGCCCGCACCCACTGGCTGAGTTCACGCTCCAGCGTTTCGTCATAGGCCTGCGGCGCGCTGACGGGAGTCAGATACCCGGCTGATGTGCTGCTGTTACTCACGCGGGCCTCCATCAAATGGCTGCAGCTCACAGTGCGCCTGAACGAATCCAGCACCGTAAGCCGTGTACGGATCGACAAAGGTCACGCGATAGTCGCGGCCGCGATAAGTCACGATGTCGGCATCAATGCCGGTGTTGCCGCTGCTCAGCCGGTAGGTGGTGACAATCAGGATTGCGCCATTAATCACCTGCCCGGCCTGCATGCGCCGGGCTTCCAGTGAACGGTCAACCGTCACCACACCGCCAAACGATGTCTCTGTAGTGGTGTTTATGGCAAAGCCATCCTCATCGACCGTCTGCTCATTGCGCTTTACCACGAGCGTCGTATCGAGGAATTCAGGCGACAGCAGAACGTCAGTTACATCAAGTGTCGGCATCTTTATCCCTCACAACGTGCGTGATTGAGCGGCGGTATTCGCCGGTGTCGATGAGCGGCTTGTTGCCAGCGCGCCCCCGGCGGAGGCGGCTGGCGATGGTGGAGTCAGCGAGAGGAGTGAAACCGCTTGCAGTAATGAATCTCTTCACCCCGTTGGCTGCCACCGTTCCGGCGCGGTCGAGAGACGTCACCGCCCCTTCCGCATCGCCTTCCAGCGCCTTCTGTGCGGCCGCCTTCAGGTGAGGTATGAAATCCTGCTCGACCGACTTCACGCCGGGCTTGAGATGGGGCCGCGGCGGAATGTTCTGCGCCGGAGACCCGTTCTCATTGATGTAGCCGATCGCCGCATTCCCGATGTCGCCATCATCGCGCTCGTCTTTCGATTCCGGGATGCCCACCAGAACATCCTTGTTAGCGAGGGTTTTAAGGGCGTCCAGAATGCTTTGCGCTGTGTCAGCGCGAATGATCAGGCCTGATTTCATAGCTGAATACCGCCATACCCGAAGAGCATCAGCAGCTGCCAGAACTCCGCGCCGTAGCGGGAGAAGTTCCAGAAGCCCGCATCGGCATTGAGCGTCACGCTGTTGTCGTAGCTCACGCTGACTTTATCTACCGACTTGGACGCAACCACGCCGCTCGTTGCGCCACCAGCACCTCCCAGCGCGCCAGCCGCCTTATCTGCGGCATTCAGCACCATGTAATGCGCGACAAACAGCTCTGCCAGATAAGGGAACATGTTCCCCATGGCGGAGCCGTCAATCAGCATGTCGGCGAGGTTAAGGCGAAACTCGATTACTGCGTCGGGATATTTGGTGTCGTCACTGAACTGCGGGAAGTCGCGGCGAAAATCACTTACTGTCGGCAGATTTCGGTTTCTTGCCATCAGCATTACCTTCCGTTACCGGTTCAGTTACGGGCGCCCGCAGGGCTTCCAGCTGCGCGGTCAGGTCGGCGATGGTCTGGTCCTTCTCCGCTACCGACTGCTGCAGATCGCCGTGCGCTTTGGTTTTCTCTTCCAGCTGCGCGGTCAGGCTGTCGATTTGTGCCTGGAGCTCTTTTGTGTCGGCGCCGGATTTTGCCTTGCCGGTAACGTCAGAGTGCGCGGTGACAAACCAGTGTTCGGCAACTTTGTCATCAACGGTATGCTCGCCAGCCTCAAAGCGCTGGCTGGTGCCATCTTCAGAGGTGAAGTTAAACGGGGTATGGACGCGAATCGTCTTCTTAGCCATTTGCTGCTCCTGTTGGCCCCTCGCGGGGCCGGATTGGTTAGATGCCGTCCAGATACGCCATGGTTTCCGGGTACGGAGACTCAACTGCGCCCAGCTTGCCGTAGTAGGTGGTCAGCTGGTAAATGCCGCGATACTGCACCGGCACGCTCAGCAGCGGAACCATCGGGAAGCGCACAAACTTCTTGTCGTTGGTGTAAGCCATCATGCGGTCAGTGCCACCGGTGCCTGCACCTTTCAGCCATTTCACCGCGCGGATGTTCAGCGGTACGCCGTTCTGATGGAAGGCGATCGTGTTTTCGCGCAGGTAGGTCAGCAGGGACTGATTACCGGCTGAGGAAACGATGATGCTGGACAACAGAGCGAACTGCTCAGGCGGCAGCAATAGGTCACGCGGGACGATGGTGTAACCAGATGCAGCCCAGGCATTGGAGAGCAGCAGGTTGATTGACGTCCGGATTTCGTCCGGCGTGGATGTTGCCCACGTCTTCGGAGCGTTAGTGACTGCCGCGCCGTTATAGTTGACGAGGCCTTTCACGCCCAGCTGGCTGTCACCGCGATAAACCTGTTCGTCGGTGTCCATGTTCCATTTCAGCTGCATCGCATCAAATTTCTGCGTGTCGATTGGGCGACCGACTTTAGCAGCAGCGGCGAGCTCGACAACGGTCCAGCCCAGCTCCATGCCCCACAGGGTCAGCGGGAAGCCGGTTTTTGCGATGTCGACGTTCGGGCCAGCAATGGCGGTGGAGTCTTTGCCGATCCAGTTTTTACCGTTCGGGTTCGGCGTACCTGCAGCAGCAAAGGTGGAGTTGGTGAAAGAACTGATGTCATCGGCGATCGACACGTCTTCGCGCAGCTGGATATCGCGCGACCACGTATACCCCACCAGGGGCATATTCAGTTCTTGGTCGAGGCGCTCAAGTTCGCCAACCAGGAAAGCGCCAGTACCGTCAACGGTGGCTTGGTCAAAAGTTAACATATGTAGCGGTTCCCTTAGATGTTGTATGCGATTTCAGCGTTGCCAGCGGCATCACCTGCGCCAGTGAAAACGGCGTTCGGCAGCACGACGGTTTCGTCGGTGACAGCCGCGCCCAGAATTGCGCCCAGCGGGCTAGCGTCGGTCGGGTTGGCGTTGCGCACATAAACCGGCGCGCCTTTGGTCAGGCCGACTGCGGTGCTGCCGATGTTCACGGTCATGTAACCGCGCTTCATCACGTCACCAGTGAAATTGGCATTTGCGCCAACCTGTCGCGCCATGTCTGGCGTTGACGTAGTCGGGTACGGGCGGACGTACAGTCCAGTGATTACCGTCGCGGCGTCAGATGCTGCCAGCGGGATAAACTTGCCGTCTGAGCTGTCTTTACCCGCCAGGCCGTATTGGCTAAAAGTGTTAGCGGCATTGAGGATAACCGGCTCGGTTGTCAGGTCTTGCGGGCGTGAGATAGCCCCGGCGATGCCGACTGGCATCCGGTACAGGTATGAAGCCATGGGTTTTTCCCTTATTTATTCCAGTGGGCGGCGAATGCCTTGTTCAGAGCAGCCGGAGAGTTTTTGTTGGATGAGTCGTAAAACGATGCACGCGACGCAGAAGCTGGCGCGCTGTTACGCGCTTTGGCGATTTCGCTGGCAGATACGAATACCGCATCCAGCGTTGCCTTCGGCATTTTGGCGAAGTCCGGCGAAGCGCCTACCAGCGGAGCCAGCAGCGCCTGACCTTCCGGCGTTTTGAAAGCCGCGTCCATGGTGGAGCGTTTGAACGCTGCCAGCTTGCCGCCTTCTGGCAGCTTCACGCCCGGCAGGATGAGCTCTGCCCGCGCCACGACGCCCTGATGGTAAGCAGCATCGGTAGTTGCGCGGGTTTTCTCTTCCTTCTCTTCCGGATCGTCGCTGTCGACGGTTGCCGTAGAGGTCGGGTTGATCAGCTGCTGAACCAGAAGCGCCAGCGCATCGACTTTCGCTTCAAGCTCGCTATTGGTGTTGGCGCCGCCATTTTCACCTTCATCGGTGGTCAGGCCGCCGAGCTCTTTATTCGGTGGCAGCGGCTGCGCGGGGTTGATGGTGATATTGAGCGCGCGTGGCAAGTCCAGTTCCGGCTCAATCAGTTCTGCGGGGGCGTTTTCCATCAGGTCTTCCATGGTGGCGGAATCCTTGGTTTTAATCGCCCGTTTCAGCTGGGTAAGCCAGCCCTGTTTTGTTTTTGCCATTGTATTGCTATCTCCAATTGAACAGCGAATGCCTGCGCGACCATTGGGGACGCCCGCACAGTGGTTACCGATAATTGAGTGCTGCCGCGCCTGACCTGGCCCCTTCTGCTCGTAGTCGGCGTCGTAGCCCATAGAAATCTGCTCGAGTCCGTTCATCACCTGCTGAATAGCCTCGGCGGTTTTGATGTGAATGTCACCCAGCATCAGATCTGACTGGTCGCCAGTGCCGCGGCGGACGTTCTGGATATGCCCGTGGGCGTAGTCTTTCCAGTTTCCCGGATTGACCATGTCTTTCGGGTGACCCAGCGTGAAGGCCATGCCTTCGAAGGAGGCGAGCGTTTCGGGGCGGAAAACTTCGTCAGCGTCGCGGGTGACGACGATCTCGCCATCTTCATCGCCGATTAGGCCTTCCAGTTCGCTTTCGTCGTAGACCTGCGCGCCGGTGCGTGCGATCGGCACGTCTTTGCACAGCAGCGAGCCATCGGCCATCTCAAAGCGAGTATTGCCGAGGCGCGTAGTGAAGAAATATTGCATCGTTAATCCTCGGGTACTACGGGCTCGGCGTAGCAGCGGCAGTTGGGGAACTGGCCCGCGTGCCCGGTCATGCCGTCGAGCGTTGGCGGCTTTGCCCAGTCAACGTACTGACCGTTCATTTCTTTGTGGGAGTGGCGCACGTCGCTGTCTTCTGCAGTGCGCCAGATGTAGCCGCGTGAGCCAATGGCAGTTGAGCGCGCCTGGGTGATTGCAGTTGATGCCCGGCCAACCTCAGTGCGGGCAATCGTTCGCGCCCGCGCCTCAGTAACTTCCCCGGTACGCATGATTTCATCAGTCAGCGTGCTTGAGCGCTTACCGGACACCACGGCCTCAATCGCCTGATTGTGGATGTCGTAAACGCGATCGGCTGCCTGCAGGGGAAGCGATTTGAACAGTTTCACCTGCTCGTCGATGATGCTGCGCGTTACCGCGCCGGTGCCGGAGTTCATCAGCTCACGAAGCCCGGCAGAGATACGCTGTGACCTGTCACGCCACATTGCATCGTCTGCGACTTCCAGTGTGCCTATCAGGCGACTGGATACTGCCTCAGCCCATGGCTCAATCAGGTCGGCGTAACGCTCCAGCCTGTCCATGATGTCGGTAACGCTATCGTTTGAACCATCGTACGAACCCTCGACGATTGCCCCCACCGTACGCGCTATCTGTCGTAGCTGTGTTCGCAGCTGCGTCTCGGCGCGCTTCAGGTTCGGTGGTTTCGACGTTATCGAGGTCGGCCTCCGTCGGCGCCGGGATGTCACTGGCATTATCAATATCCTCGTCGCTAATGGTGCCGCCCAGACCGGTTACGCGGGCCGTCTCCTGCAGGTGCTGCGCGCCGGCTTTCTCGGTCATCAGACCTGCATCGACAGCTTTCACCGTGGCGTCGACGACCTTATTGGCCGTATCTGCGCGCTCGCTGTCCGGCGTCTGCCAGAGCTCGTTAAACTCGAAAGTAAAGTCATCCGGCAACGGCTGAGCAAACAGGCTCATATGCAGCACTTCAAATAGTTTGCGGATCGGCCGGCGCAACTTGCGCTCCTGCTGCGTGGACACGTTGTCGTAGTAGTTCGACAGGTCAGTATCACCCGTTGAGAAACCAGCCGGAGACTGGCCGAACAGGCGAACCAGCGGAATACCGAACGCGCCGGATACCTGCTGCCCAAACTGAGCCAGCACATCGCTCAGCCCGGCATACGAATAGGTGTGCGCCTCGAACTTGTCGTCGGCATCCATGATCGTCATGCCTTCGTTGCTCTGGTACTGGCGGATCATGTCCATGTGCGACATCAGACCCTTAAAGGCCGGATTGTCTTTACCCATAGCCAGCAGGGAGCGAAGCCCTTTGATGCTGTAGGTGCGCAGGTGAGCTTTGTAGATGAGCTGCGCCACGCCCTGAGTCGTAGAGTCGAATGCCAGCAGGCGATCGAAGCAGCGCTCGATCACCGACATGCCCCAGTCGTTTTCGGTCAGGCGCTGCTGATATGGCAAAGGGACGCCATCGAAGCGGATTAGCCTGGAATGGTGAATGCGCCACGGCGGGATGCCGGTAGCCGACGTCACGACACGGTAGAACTCTGGCATGCCGAAATCCGGCCCCAGCTCAGTTACGCGCCGCTCAGTGGTTGCGTTAAGCATCCAGCGGTCCATCACCATCACGCCTTTAAATGCGCCCGGTGCGATAGCGTCGATGCGAAGTGGCGTCGAGTAGTTCTGACCGTCAATCAGGATGACGCCTACAGCGCCGCCATAGAGCCGCGCCCACTTCAGCGTGTCGTTGAGCGCTTCCCAAAGCGCCATCTCATCCCATGCGTTATCGAGCTGCTTCTTGCGGCCGTCTTCCAGCTTGGAGGTAATGGTCACGCCCTTGCGAGTCATGTCATCGGGGATAGCATCAACGCCTGCACCCACCAGCCAGGACGACCGGTAAGCCTGCTCAATCAGCAGTCTGTTGCGCGATGTCCAGTTGTTGCGGTAGGTGCCGGCGCCAGACTGGTTCGATTCGTTAACGCCCATGCGGGCGACAAAGTTTTCATAGCTGTCACGCGTCGGTACAGGCTGCGACACGTTTTGTGTTTCGGACATGTTCAGCCTCTGCCAAGTTGCGCCCAGATATCCAGTGATGTTTCCATTGGTGCGTAACTGATCATCACCGAGTCAGCCAGGTTAGGTGATTTAGTACCTTCCGGCTGCTTATCCACGACGATTTTACCCACCCCATTAATGGAATAGGTCGGCTGGGATAGCTCGACGATCAGCTTGTCTTTGTTGGTGATGCTGCTGCTAAGAGAAATGATTTCATCAGGGTTGTATTCCATGCCCTGAACTGCGCGGAAAGTATTGCGAAAAAGTTTTCGAAGGTGCCACCAGCTCTGAGCTTTAGCGTTAGCAAAGAAGTCTTTGTTCAGGCGCGATGGCTGCCCATTATCGCCTTTGACTGCTTCACCATCGGGATCGAACACCGCGCCACTGCCTCGGAAAGGAGTCGCGAGAATATAGGGGCGGCCCTCAGGCTGGCGCAATTCATTAATAGCCTTTGCGTCACCGCGCACGCCAGCGCCCAGACCATCCTCATCGAAGCGGAAAGCTTCAAGATTGTTGTGGTCACACAGGCCAAACACCTTCACAACTGAGCTGTAAATGTCGCTGCCAACCCCAGACCACTCGTCCACTTCTTCAAGCAGAAAGCCGTGGCGGCGTGAAAATGCGTTTTTGTCGCGCCCTTCATCAGCGACATCCATTGCTCCGAGTCGCTGGCCGGTTGGCGTGATGCCCAGTTTGATGTGAGCATCTACAGCTGCCTGTACCCACTCATTCGGGATCAGAACACCTTCAGCTGAAGCGCTGTAATTCAGGTCAAGCTCCTGCGCAACGACAACGGGATTATCGATTTTTGCGCACTCTTTCTGGTACCAGGCATCATCTTTGCGCGGGTCACTGCGCCAGTGGAAAGTGAATACCGGAATGCGGCCGCCGTGGCGTTTCTGCGCGAATGGGTTGGACATGCCGTTAACCGATGAAAGGTCTATACGGCAGCGGGTGGTTTGCGACAGCGCAGCATCAATAAGCAGCGGGCGCTGAAGAAATGCAGCCTCATCCACGAAGTAAAGCGTTGTTCGGTCACCGCGCCCGATGTTGTCGCCCGCTTCACCCTTGAGAACAGCGCCAGTTTCCGGAAACTCTACGCGCATATATGGAGCGTGCTTTCTCTCGTTCCAGTTACCTCGAAACTCAACCGGCAGCGTCTCAACGAATTTGCGTGCTTTCCAGAACAGCGCTTTCGGGTCGCCGGTGCTGTCTACGTACTCCTCTTTACGGGAGCCGAAGCCAATCACCATTTCTTTGTTGAACAGGCAAAGAGAGCAGGCAAGGCCGATTGACGTCCAGCTGAGACCCATCTCACGGCTCTTTTCAGTAATGCCGTTCTCCATGCTGCGACGGCGATCCATTATCCAGTCGATCCACTCTTCCTGCTTCGGGAACAGCAGAAACGGGATTGTTACCGGCAGACCATAATCGAGGTTTCGCGGGTCTGTTGTCATGCCCCAGTCGATAATGAACTGAGCTGGGTTATCCCGGTAAAATGCCTTCAGCGCGGGCAGCATCGATGGGTTGGCGCGGATGCGCTGTAGCCTCTCCATCCGCCACTCAAAAACCTGAGTGTAATCCGGGTTCTTGAAGTCGAAAGGGAATGGTATTGGCATATCTAACCCATGAGTTTTTTATACTGCTCTGCTGCTTCCTGCGGCGTCATGCTGGTAACGTCAACTTTCACCGGCGCGCCATCAGCGCCAGTAATCTCGGTAGATGTCTGCTGCTTGAACGCCTGCACAGTGATGTGATCGCCGATTAGTTTGAGCGAAGCAACAGCGCCTTTGGCATCGAAGCCATAGACCGTTCTGCCCTGCTCGTCCGTAATCTCTTCGCCGCGGCGGTCTGTAAGCGGCTCCACTTCCTGCATGCAGCGCTCGTGGAGTTTTACCGCCTGTCGCAACACGTAATCAGCATCAATATTGGTTCGCTTGAGTCGATCCTGATTTAATTCTGCGATACGCTGCAAAATGTCGTCATTTGTCATCAGGCGGTGTGCTTGGTTGCGTGCTGAACCATCGCTGTACCCCGCCCGAATGGCCGCTTGCGTGGCGTTCAAATCGATGAGGTACTCGCGACAGAACATCTCTTGTTTGTCGGTGAGTGCCATAGTTTTCTCATTAGATGGAAATAATGATGCTTAAACGAGCTCTGAGTTTTGCTTTGCTTCTGTTTTCAGTCAGCTCGCATGCTGATTGCTGGGTAGTAGGAAACCTGCATGGTATGACTGCCTCCAAATCTGACTCCTACCGATTCACTGAGGATGCCATCAGCAATCAGACCTTCCAGATAAAAGCTGAAAAGGAGCACTCTACCGTTATCGGAAGCGACCTAAATTTCCTTGGCATAAACCCAAAGTCAGTTTTGGGTACTTACACTGAAGGACAACGCCGCTCAGTTGAAACCTGGAACATATCTGACGATGGGCATAAGGTTTTTTACACAATGACCAGAACAGGGTTTAGTGATGACCTTGATGGAACAAAGGCTTTTGTCGGAGATGTCTTAGGGAAGTGCTGAGCTAATAAAAAACCGCCCGGAGGCGGTCATGAATTTTGGAAATTAAACTTAAAGTGGTCCGTTACTTCATCAACAGCAAACTGGACATGGTTCGTGCCATCTGGAAAGTTAATCTCCTTTCCATCATAAACCCAAATGTGATGCTCTGATCCAGGAATTGCCTCATCTAGTCGCGACACCATCGCGTAATAACTTGCGCCATCACTGCGTTGAAATATTTCATATTTATAGTTTATGCCGCTGTTACTGACATATTGAACAGTTTCTTTTAGATAACCTTTTTTCACATAAGCCATGAAAAACTCCATTTTTATAAGGTTTTTCTAAATTACAACTGGCTTCAATAAAGTCCAGACTTTTTCTTTTTTGGACCCACTTTTGAATGCATCTCGTGATGGTTACCTCAAGCACTGCTCGTTAATGTACTGCTGTAAGCCAGCTATTTGCTTGCCTGCGAGTTCGATTCTACTTCTGAGGGTGAAATAATCCCGTTCAGCGGATTCAGTAAGTCCGGGGCTGGCTGCATCATCCATGCCGGCGGCTTTGGAGGCGGATTGCTTCGTGCATGTGGCGTTGAGCTGCAGCCGACGCTTGCCAGTAGCAACGTCATCATGCAGCTGATCGATAGTCGCCTGAGCATCGGCTAACTCCTTCGTGTATTTCGCATCGAGAGCTGCAACGTCACGCTGGCGCACCTGCATGTCATCGATGGTCTGCTGGCGTTCGGTAGCCAGGCTGTCGGCGGTGACGTACTGGCCATGGTAATAACTAGCGAGCTTCGCCATAGCGACACAGAACAGTAGCAGCGCCGCTGTCGCGAACACCTTCCAGTTATCAGCTAACCACTTCATCATTCACCTGCCGGCGCAGCCTGGATAATTACGGTGCTGGGCTCTTTCGCGCCCTTCTGTAACGCGTTCGGATCAATAGCGATTGAGCATTGCTTACTGGTGCGCAGGAACTCATTTTCTTTCTGCAGCGAGTTAGCTCGCGCTTCAGCTGTAGAACGCCGGCGGCTCTCTTCGTCGAGAGTGGTAGCCAGGCTGTCGAGTCGCTTCGTAATCGGCCCCAGGCCTTCCGCGAACTTCATGTTGCGCTCGTTCGCCAGGATGAACTGCTCACGCAGGCGGTTGTTGCGCTCGGTGAGGTTCACGTTGTCATACCAGAGCTTGCCGACGAAGCCGATGATGACCACTGCAAACAGCGTGGGGATGAATCGGCGGTAACGAGCCAGTCTTGCTTTACCTGTCATAGGAGCACCTGCTCTGCAACCTTAGTGCGGGCAATGCGATCGGACAGGCCGTTGGTCCCGCCGTTAATTTTGCGGGTCAGTCCGGTAACGTCAGAAGCATCGGCAAATCGGTTGCAGTTATTGGCCTGCCAGAACCATCCAGCCGATCGAGCGGCATTGGCGTCTTCCAGCAGTAAGTCAGGACTGGCCAGCAGAGGAAGGTTTAAGGCCTTACCGCAAGCTTCGTAGTTGTCGTGGAAGGTCACCTGCTTCAAACCGCGCCCGCGATACTTCCAGCCGTCCCCGTTGAGGTTATTGCCGTAGCGCCCTCCGTAAACCAGATTGGCGATGGCTGCCTGGCGCTCCTGAGACAAAGCAGGCTCTTCGGGCTTCCTGCCAAGCTGCTCACGTTGAGCTGCGGTAAGGCGCGAACCGAATATCGCGAGTCCGGCGACCGAGTAATTCAAGCTTTCCCTGACTACAGTGAACCCGCCCGACTCCGTTCCGATCTGCGCGATGAAATATGCCTGGCGCTTTGGCGTGTTGATGCCAAATTCTTCCATCGCTGCTACCAGATGCGGATACCATTTTGCCGCCAGCGCGTCGCTAATCACCGCGGCTTTTCTGAACTGGTCACGGGTAATCATTCAGCCACTCCCGCATCGCCCGCAGCTTTCTGCAGGAAACGCTTTTCAAGAGCCTTGATGAGAGACGATCCAGACCAGCCAGCCATCCCACAGATGGCGCCGGTAACTTCCTGCGGCCAGTTCCAGTAAATGGCGAGGAGCATCATCAGAAAGCCGGCGAAGATGGAAACAATCATCTGCAGGCAGAGAGTCCGCCAACTGAAGGCCTCTCCGCTTAAAACTTTGTAGGCATAAGCCGCTACCGACCCGAGCACTGTCATTCCCAGCGCTATCAGTGCGGCTATTAGGCCTGGATCAGATTTATAAGGCATACGTCGCATCTTCCTACCCCCTTAATGGAGGCTTCTTCTGTTTAGGAATTGATGACATTGTGAACAGAACAAGCCCGGTTAAACTTCTCACTGTCACCTGAGAGCTTTCCACGGACCTTCCCGCCGTCTAATGCCCGACGCAGCTTTAGTTGATCACAATGAGAACGCCGCGAATGCGGCTATTCGTCGTAGAAAAAAGCGATCCTCCCCACACAGCCAGGGAAATACGATTTGGATTCGGGAGGTCGCTAAACAGAGAAAGGCCAGCTCTTTGGCTGACCTTTGTAATTTGGCTTTTTGGTTGTGGCGTCGGGTGCTTATTCCCGATGGTGTGATCAACAGAAGCCAGTATTCACCACAACGGAAAGAGCACTGCGCACATTGCCTGGGGAACTATGCCGCTGCGTGGATTGGCTTATGAGGCCGTCACGCCAATGCTCTTACCTGTTGTGCGCTCCGTTTCGTGGAGCTAACGGCGGGCGATCAATCCGCACCTGAAGGGTACTTATTTTCAGCCTTAATGCTCATGCCCTCGCGAATGGTTTATGCATTCGCCAATGCACGAGAGACGTAAAAAAGCCCCGCTGGCTGGTGAGACCGCAGGGCTCTTTCGGAATCCACAAGATTTTTGCAACTGACCGGGAATCGTCAGCGCTCAGTACGCTTTACTTCCCGAGCATGGCATAACTTTGCCAGGTTGCTTGCCCTTTGTCTTTAGCAATTAGTGCTTATTTTCTATTCAGGCTGCAATATTCAGAATCTCCTTCTCCATTTCTCGCTTAATTGCGTAAAACATTTCTCCCTCGATAATATCCATCGCCCACTCCAGCCGGTTTCTTGCTTCCTTTGGCGTGATGCGAGTGTAATAAATCAGGCAGGATCCGATGTTTTGCACGCTCTTGCGTTTGCAATATCGTAATCTGGCTACGTTACGAAGCGGGTTGTCTTTACCGAATGTCTTTACCAGCACGGATTCAACAAAGGCAGCATCATCTGATTCTTTGGCGAGAGCGATGATGTTTGCCGTTGATGTCTGAGGCATTAGTAAGTCCCTTGCCTTGCGGAATAACTCTTCCCCGCGCAGGCCTTCACAGTGCAGCTGTGACACGATTTTCTCTATCTGCTTCCCCTTCTGTTCGCTCCATTCGCAACGCATCATCAGGCGCCCGATAATGTTCACCTCCCCGCGATCGTAATCTTCACCACCGAGATGATCGCCCCATACCGTCAGGAGGTGACGCACCCATGCCTGCTGTGAACGGTTGATAGTCTTCCATCCGTTGCCGAACAGCCGGCGCATCTCTGCCGCGCTACGAATGCCTGACAGGCGTACCAGTTGCTGAAAGTCTCTTTCAATGCGCATGCGTGTTCCCTCTCAGCTTCATTTCGATTCTCAGGAGTCGATAATTGATTTCGTACATGCCGCGCAGCTTCAGGATGCGTAGCCTGAGCCATTTCTCTCTGAGGTATTCGTTCATGCGAACCACCAATCCAAAATGCGCTGACCTAGTGGCTTGCGCGGCCTATGGGAGTACTGCACCAGCTCGATATTTTTGCTCACTATGGATAGCTGCTTTTCCAGTCGGGCTTTCTGGCCCAGAAACACAGCAAGCCGGTAATGGTCTATTGGTTTCATGCTGCCTCCATCTCTGTGATGATGATTTCCAGCCTGCCGCCCTTCACCACCTCACAACGCACCATGCGCACGTCATCAATGAGGCTGTCGTCAGCGATGACGCCTGCATGGGTGAGCGAGTCGAGGGGTGCTTTAAAGAGGTTGTCGAGGTCACGCCGGGCGCGTGTAGGTGGATATGCGAGGATTTTTACTTTTAGCCTGCCGGCCAGTTGGTATTGCTGATTTGCTTCGGTGATTTGTCTGGTTACTGCTGCGGTGTATTCCCTTCCCTTTTTGCTTTTTATCTTTCGCCCGCGGAACACTGAGAAGAGGTGGTTGTTTCCGGGCGGCCAGGGTAATTCGAGCCTGTATTCATTCATCGTCTTAGTTTTCCCTCCCGCAGCAAAGCATCCTGCGTTCTGATGACGCCTTCCAGGTGCGCGATACGAGCCTCAGTGACTTCACAGCGACGCGTGCGGCGGTCTATCTCGTCGTGGCAGGCGGAGCATGCCCATGCGCCGAAAAGGTCGTCAGGCTTCATTCCTGTGCCGCAAATGCCAACCATGCGGTAATGCGCGAGTACGACTGTTTCAGGATTGCCATTGCAGATGCCCGGCAGCCTGACCTGGCATTCCCTGCCCCGAGCTTCTTTGCGTAATTTACTCATCGCCCACTCCCATTAGTCCGTTTGGGTCGAGAAGCATCCACAGGTCGAGACATGAGGTGCATGCGTAGACTTCGGCATCCAGCAGCTGAGCAGAGCAACCAGCGCATACAGAAGCAGATGGCTCGCCAGCGCCAGTAGGCTGATTTTATTGGCTGGTCTCTTTCATGGTCTTCCCATTTGAGGTCGGTTTCGCAAGACTCACATGCGATGCCGTAGTGATGTTTGTCTTCAGAGGTGAGGATGGTGTAGCAGCGGTGGCAGCGTTCATGCATTGGCTTTCTCCTGCTTATTTTTGTAGTAAACAGCCCAGCCGATAGCGTCAATCTTCTTTCGACCTTTGGCGTCCACCATGTAAATGCCATCACTGCACGCGTGCTCTTCAGTGACCTGCTGCATCAGCGCTTCCAGCTCGTCATAAGTCAGCGCGGTTAGCTTGTGCCTGTCAAAGCCGTAGGTTTTTATTTTCATCTCGATTTCCTCATTTTGTCGGCCACAGCTCGCCTCAACCTCGCAACGTAATTGCAGGTCGTTACTTCGGATTCAGTCGGGATTTTGTGGCGGCGGCGTTTCTGGCGGGGATACTTCAGCTTGGCGTGTTCACAGGCTAAGAAGGTGATGCTAATTTGCCGGCGCATGTCCACCTCTCGCAGCTTTCAGCAACTGGTCAAACTGATACACCTTGCTGTTCTTCTTGCAGATAGTGGTGATTTTTCGCTGGCAGGAATGGTGCTTAACTTCTGGTACAAACCGGCTTCCCCAGCGTGGGTATTTCTCTGCCAGGCGGTATTCATACCCGCACCTGAATTTAATCTTCCGGCGGTGCAGCGTGCCTTCGCGATATGCCATTTGAATAGCCGATTCAATGTGGCGGTAGTCATACCCCATCGGAATCATGTGCAGATAGATTTCACGTGAGGTTGCCGAACCCTCTACAGCCAACAGGTCACGGATGGTTGCTATGCGTTCTTTGATGGATGGAACTTTACTCATGCTGCTCTCCCGAATCTCTGAGCCCACTCGGCAGCGCGCGCGGATTCATCGCTGAACCGGACATTCTGCTCTGCACCGAAGGCGTGAATAATAGTGATGAGGTCGCGCATCTCGCTGACGCGCATTTTGCTGGTCGACTGACCGAGGACTACAAAGCCGCCGTTGATGCCGGGCACTGTCTCCTGCTGCTTGAGTGCAGCGCTGAAAACATGCTTCCAGCTCTCCGCATCCATCTTTCGCCCGTACCACACCACCTGATGCGAAACGTCATGCAGGCAGGCCCAAAGCATGCGGTTCTGCGCAAGGCTGCGGGTGTCTTCCTGAATGGTTATTTGCAGGGGTCGGTCGGTATCGGTGGGTAGCTGCTGGATGGCGGTAATGCAGTTCTGTTTGACGCTGCTGTTACGAAGCAGGTAGGTCTGTTTCTCCATCGCGCTTGTCTCTCTTCAGTGCGTCGTCAACGCATTTGCTGATTGCCAGCCGTAAGCAGCCAAAGTCACGGTACTGACGTGCGATTTCGGTGAGCTGATTTACAAGCTCCCGGCGCTCATGGTCTGGAAGTGCGTGCTCAGGACGTTTTAGGGGGATTACGTTGTTCATAGCTTTCTCCGGTGCTCATCTGTTTCCGGGATCGGGAATTGGCCGACAGGTGAGGCTTCGCAGCGAATGCACCACTTGTGCCACCAGGACTGGCCTTCTCGGTAGCGCTCGGGCGGTTTCTTCGCCCCGCACCGGTCACAGCGATAATGCGGCTCATGGATCATGCTTCCTCCTGCTTGCTGCGTCGGTTCCAGTTGGCATGGGCTTCTTTTTCTGTCAGCGCGCGCTTAGCAGGGCCATTTGCACCACATGCCCAGCAATGCACATGCAGGAAGCGACTCCTGTGATGCGTTTCAACATGGAGTAAGTCAGACCGCCCACAGAAAGGGCAAGGCTTCAGCTCATCTTTGTCGCTCATGACGGGTCTCCTTCTCGCGCTGCCAACATAGTTCGCCAGCCTTCAACGAATGCGTGTCCCACCTTTTTAAGTGGGTCTTCCTTTCCGAATGGCGGCTTATCGAAACCAGTCACCCGGCCATCATGAAGAAGGTATTTGCCTCGGCCGATGTAAATCATTCGCTTTGTTGGGTTGATGTCACCTGCCCAGTCGTTTTCGATGATGTCGCCGATTTGAAAGTTGCGGTCGCTCATACATCCTCCAGTTTCTCAGCAGCATGAAAATTTCTGACTAGTCCACAATGGCTGCACACCTTTGTATAAAAAACACCTGACTCATTGGTGTAATATTCACCGCCTCGTCGGTAAGTTCCAGTCTTGATAGTCGAGTCAAACTGATGCAGCCCGAAGAAGCACTTCCAGTTTCTGGTGTCACTCATGCTTCCTCTCCTCGCTGCACAACCCGATAGGCGATGATGTCCCAAACTCCGCCGTAATGATTCCATTCGCCAGCCTCTGCGGGAAAATCTTGAGTAATAAAGCCTCCACGCAACTTCAGGTCTACTCGATTACCAGGAATAACAGGGCACTCACCACCATCCCACTCAACCCACCCATTAATCAGCTCAGCGCTATCATCGCCCTTCTCCTGCTGCTCCAGTACAGGGAGTGCAATCTCAAGGGCTTGCCGAGATGCCTGCCATGACTTCCAGCACCATTCAGTTTCGCTGTAGCTGTATTTCCCGTCATCGCGACGCTCAACGTCAGCAGCCTCAAAGCCAGGAAGCGAAGTCATCCACTCCTCAAACTGCTCTCTGCTGCTCATTTTTCCATGCTCCGGTAATAGTCATCGGCAGCTGCGTCTGCTACTGCCTGCAGCTCTGTGCTTTCAATTTGCTCTTCCAGCTCAGTAACGCGCGCTTCTGCAGCAACCATCCGGTCGAGAACTTCAAGGAAGCGTGCATGCGCCAGGCTTATTGAGCCCTGCGCTTTCTCATAACTGAGAGCCTTGATCCAGTCAGCTACTTGCTTATCGGTTAGCTTGTTCATTGGTGGCTCCTTTGGAAAAATACATCCGGGCTTTTCCCTTCGAGGTCTACGCCAAGCCACTCACAAGCCCGCTTCATATCCTCTTCTGGAATTACACGCTGCCCGTCGCTCAGCACCACGACTTTGATGGTTAGGTCAGGAGCTATGGTCAGGTAATTTTCAGTCACTACCGTTGGCGCTTGTTCGTTACTCAAAATCCACCTCCCTTCTTGCCGCCTTTGTTGGAACGGGAATCGCGCTCTGCCCGGGCTGCCTGTTGGTCCATATCGTAGATAGCGCCGTTTTTCTGCAGGCAGAATACGGTGCCAGTTTCGCCGTGGCGGTTGAGTCGCAGAAGCAGCTCTGTTTCGCCGGCCGGCACGCTCTCGTCGTAATGTCCTTCGCGGTGAATGCCCACCCAGTAATCGCAGTCCTGCTCAATCTGGCCTGTGTCGCGCGAGTCGCTCGGTAATGGCCGTTTGTTGGGTCGCTTCTCGAGATCGCGGTTAAGCTGAGTCAGCAGCACAACGACGCAGCCAAGCTCTTTGGCAAGGTTCTTCAGACCTTTCGTGATGAGCCCGTAAGCGAGGTCGTTACGATCGGCCTTCTCGGCCGCCATCAGCGTGAGGTAATCGACTAGCACCATGCCTACTTCGCCCTTCTGGCGCTTCACCTTGCGGCATTCTGCAACGATGTGTGCCAGTGACAGGCCCGGAGTGTCGTCGATGTAGAGCAGGTCGGATTCGCGCAGTCGGTTGGCGGTTTTGATGGCCTTGTCGAAATCGCCGTCATAGTCGCCCTGGTATGTGTCGTCGGCGTCGTCAGTGGCGGGCATGTAGAAAATGCTCGGGTTAACGCCTGACTTCTGCCCTACCAGCTTCTCCAGAATCTGGTCGGCAGGCATCTCAAGGCTGAACATCAGCGCAGGCTTCTGCTCGCGGATAGCGCAGTTGATTGCCATCTGGCCGTAGAGCGTGGTTTTACCCATCTTCGGACGTGCACCGATGACGAACAGCGAACCTTTGACCAGGCCTTTCGGCGCCAGCATGCGGTCCAGTGAAGGTATGCCGGTGCTCATGCCGCGCTGTTCACCGTTTGGGTCGAAGCGCTTCTCGAGGTCGGCTACCCAGCTATCCATGACGTCGCCGAATGATCGCAGCCCGCGGCGGCTGCCCGTCTTGGCGTAGTCGCTGATTTGCGTTGTCAGGGCTGAGATAGATTCCAGCTTCTCGACGGCCGTCATGCTGTTGCGGCTGTATAGCATCTCGGTTGCTTCGTTCAGCTTGGAGATGGCGTAGCGCTCCATCGCTTTGTCGCGCACCACGGCAGCGTAGTGAACAAGGTTGGCTACCGATGGAGTGTTCTTCGTCAGCTCAGCCAGGTAGCTGAATCCGCCGTACTGCTTGTCGCTAGTCTCTAGTACGTCTGACAGGGTCAGCGGGTCGATCGGCTTGTTGTGCGCCAGCAAGTCTTTAATCGCGGTGAAGATAACCGCATGCGCAGCCGAGAAGAAACTTTCTGGCTTGAGCATCGCCATAACCTTCAGCGTTCTCTCGTCGCCGCCATCAAGCATCAGTCCACCCAGTACAGCTTGCTCAGCGTCGAGACTGTGCGGAGGCATCAGGATATCGCTCACAGGCTTCCCTCCCGTGTTTTGGTCAGTGTGTCGCTGTTAAGCAGGTAATCGAACGACGCTCTCCACCCTCGGCTGTTGTCACCAAAGTAAAACGCGTTTGCAGTGTTCATGAAGGCGTGGAAGTAATTACTCGCGGCTTCGACGGTTGGCTCTTTCAGCTCGCCAAGCAGGCGCTTGATTGCGGTGCGTCGTTTGGGGTTGAGCTTTTCAGCGTTAGGCAGCCTGTCGCCGGCTGCTTCGTTGTATGCATCGAGCACTGCCTGATAGGGAACTGAAGGCCCTTTTTTGCGAGGCGACTGGTCATCGCCAGATGACATATCATTATCGTTAGATAATGATTTATTAGTTATATTGTTAGTTGTGGGAATCTTCTGGGAATCTTCTGGGACAAACACCTCTGGAAGCCGCGTCACATCTGCCTTTGGTCTGGTAATCTTCTGGTAATCTTCTGGGACAATATCGCCCTGATATTCAGCGTATTTTGAGATGGTAATTACGGTGAATTTTCCCGGTGAAGCTGTCTCGATCATGCCCAGCTTTTTGAACTTCTTCAGCAGATACTGAATGCGGTTTGGCTCGATTCCTGTCTCTGCTGCCAGCGTGTTCCGACCGGTAATGAACTGGCCGCGCTGCAACTGGATGACTCCATATTCTGTCTTCACTGCTGCCTCTGTGTAATTGGCTGACATAATCAGGTGAACCCACAGATGAACAGCCTGAGAATCCTTTCTGTAGAACTCTGTCTCCTGTATTTTTCTGTGCAGCAAGGTAAACCCCTTACCGACCTCTCTCGGCGCTTCCTGAGGCGCTCTAGCCTCTCTCGCTTTAGCCAGACTTCTTACGTTACTCATTTGCCCTTCTCCTTCGCTTTGGCCTCTTCCAGAATGTGCTTCAGCTTCTCAGCTACCGTCGGGTTAAAGCCTTTGCAGAACTCGATGCGGGCAAGGTTTTTCTTCGTATCTGCCTGGTAAACCGTATGTTTCTTTGGCATAATAACTCCATTGAATTTGTTCAGAATTCGATAGTGATTTGAGAAGCCTCAGCCGTTCCAGCGGTTGGGGCTTTTTGCTGTCCTATTGCCTGATAAACTCCCTGTATAGCTCTCCCTAATGGGCTGACTTCCATCGCCATCTTGGCAATGCAGAAAATCGTTGCCACGTCCCTCCAGTTCATCCTGCTTACCTTCGACTCGTTCCAGCCGGCCAGGTCTGCAAAGCCTCTGCCGGTCAGCTGGGACAAGGTGATTAGCAAGTCCGTCTCTGCGCGATCAATCTCACGCTGTGTCGGTTTGCTGTAGTTTGCGTTGTGCATGATGGATAATTTCCTTCTGATATAAGTGATTGCGTGAAAGTGCGTAATGCAGTCACGTTGAGAATCGTTGTTTTGATTACTGCCCTTTTTCAGGGCGGGGATGTTTAAGAGCGGGATACTGCTTAGGCTGCTTTGGTTTTCAATTCAGCAAAAACCAGTTTCTCTTTTGATACTGACTTGAAGCGTTTAAAGATTTTGGTTCCGTTCTCAATGCTCTCAGCCATCTGGGGAGATGCGCGGCGATATCCATATGCAATCTGGTCGAGATAACCAGTGGATGTCTTAGCGAGCTGAGCGAGCTTGGACCAGTCATCTTTAGTGGCTTCCTGACGCCAGCGAAGAAGGTCGTTAATCATTCGCTTTACCCTTTTTGTTGAAGATTAAGCAAAGTTTATCTCAAAGCTAAATTATGCGCAAGCAGATTTATCTTTGCGCATATTTATCATTTTGCTAAGCGGTGAGATCATTTAAGGCATGGAAACTAAAGACATAAGACGCAGTAATTTGCGCACTCTGCTTGACGAGCATGTCGCGCAGGGTCTGACTAAAGCTGATTTCGCGGAGAAGCTTGGCATCACTGCTAGTCAGTTGAGTCAGGTGACTTCTAATAAACACGTGCGCAACATTGGAGACACGCTGGCGCGCCGCACAGAAGTATCTTTTGGTTTGCCTAAAGGATGGATGGATACTATTCAGGCCGGGTTTGTAGACAAACCAGGCAAAACTGAGCACGCTAACAATTACAGCTTGCAAAATCTTTCAAGAAACTATACTGATCATACATACAGGATAGAGCAACTTGATGTGGAGCTCAGTTGTGGCGGAGGAAGGATGAATAGTGAGTATCCAGATATAATTCAATCAATTGAAGTTGACCCTGAGTATGCTAAGCGCATGTTCGGGGGCAGGCCAGCGTCTTCACTAAAGATTACAACGGCTGTCGGTGACAGCATGCGTGGGTCTGTGGAGCCTGGTGAATTGGTGGTATTGGATGTCACTGTAAGCCGCTTCGTCAGTGATGGCATCTACGCGTTCTCTTATGGGGATAGCGTCCACATTAAGCGCCTTCAGAAGCTCAAAGACAGGCTGGTAGTGATCAGCGATAACAAGACCTATGAAAAATGGGAGATCAGCTCTGACGAAGAAGAGCAGCTCCACATCCAGGGATTCGTTGTCGGCAAATGGGAAATGAACTACACCCGCCTCGGCTAATCAGCCAGCTCCTTCAGAAAGAACCAGCCTCGAGCTGGTTTTTTTTCGTCTAAAGTAAATTTGGTAAATTTTTTTATCCTTACCAGACAACTATTTATCTCAAAATCACCCTTTAAAGCTAAATTATTTATCACATAGCTATTTACCAATGTTTAGCTTTGAGATAAATTAAATCCATCGGCAAGACGCTGAGGCAGTAAAGGGACACGGAATTGAGTCCCGCCGCTCCTTAACATGAGGCGCTGAAAAAGCGCAAACATTCAAAGCAGCAAGCTTTGGTGAGTGACAACGCTCAGCCAAAGCTAACTGACAGGAGAATGACATGAACGCACAAGAACGTCGCCGTGCAGCTCGCGCTGAAAAGCAAGCTGAATGGAAAGATGCCAACCCCCTGTTGGTTGGCGTGAAAGCTAAACCAGTATGCCGGCCGATCCTGACGCTGAACCGCAAGCCTGTAGATCGCGTATTTAAAGCGGTTGAGACAGAGACGGAGTATCACAAGCAGATTCTGGAGGGAGCAGCAAAATACACTGGCGGAGATATTCAGGGTTCGATTTGCCTTCCTGACGTCGCCATCTTTCACGCTGGTCACCGCAAATCAGAATCAGTGACTGCCCGATAGTTTTTCACTCTTCTGCCGATTAATAAAATAACAGCACAAGGAGGACAGAGATTGAAAAGCACCATGAACTACACCGCAATGCGGGTTAAACAGTTTGGTTTCACTCCGGCAGTTGAAGTGCAATGCGTTGACGCCAGAAGTAAGCAAACAACTGACTGTTTGCTTCTGTTCAAGACGATAGATGAAGTGATATATCTCGGCGCTGACAACTTTCACCCGCTGATTAAAGCAGAAATGAAAGAGGTTGCGATTGAGGCTCTAGGCGTAGGCAAAGGCAAGCTCCAGATAGAGGCGAAGCAGCGTGTTGGCGAGCTAGAAAGCAGCAGGATTCGACAGGCCAGCATTGCAAGGCAGTTCCGTGACGCTGTAGCAGCCTGGTCGCAGGATATATCAGGGCTTAGTAGAGACATTCAGAACGGGCTTGACGCTCCAACGGTTAAGTCACGATTAATGGCATTAGTCAGCAGTATGGAAAGGCTAAAGCCAAACAAATAACAGACCCGCTTCGGCGGGTTTTTTATTGGCTGCAGCTTAAACGTAGCCCGCGCTACATCAGCGCCTAGTCTGCGTGAGAAGCATGAGAGCACAGCAATGTGCTTGCCACAGGTAGCTATCTTCAGCGCTGGCTATCGCAAATCTAAAGATATCGTAACTGCGAGGTGAGAAATGCTGGTTGTTGGCGGAAAATACCCAACCAAGAATGGGCTTACATTTGAAGTTCAGCGCGATGATTCGGAGCTATTCACCGTTTATCAGTTCTTTGGCGTCGTAACAAAACCAGATGGCCAACTAGACCGGATAGCCTTTTACACAGCAGGCGGTCGTTATAAGGAATCGCCCTGCGAATACGACTTAATTTTGAACTAACAGGCTGCCACCCGCAGCCTTTTTACTGGAGCCCACCATGATCAACATGGTGGCGGGTTATTTAGGAGGGTGAGATGAGTGAATTTAAGGGCACGCCGGGGCCTTGGATTGCCATTGAAAAATATATTGATGAGCCACTTAACATCACTGATAGCAATGGATTTAAGGTTGTATCAGCTGAGAGGGTAGCAATATTGGATGGATGGGATGAAAAGGGGTTTCAGCATTGGGGAGATATTGGCGGGCACCGTGAGTTGAACCCAACTGAATATAAAGCAAACTCGCACCTCATTGCCGCAGCACCTGAGCTTCTTGAGGCGCTGCAGGCAATGCTTAACAAGGCATACAAGCAGAACTGGAATGACCAATATCCAGATGAAATAGAGACGGCTCAGGCTGCTATAGCCCGAGCATTGGGCCAGTAACCACTACAGGAGAGAGAGTATGCAATGCATTGTTTTGCTCAACGTAGATGACCCTGAAGACGCGGAAATCGCTAAGGATGCATTCGGCGACAACCTGGTATTCGACAGTTACAACGAAGCTGATGACTGGTGCGCCCGAAATGCAGCAAGGACCTGGCTGAAAGTCATCAACCTTGATGACGACGACGACGATGACTGATAGCAGCGCAATGGCTTGTCACGACAGGCCATGACGGTGCTAGTCACCAACGCCTTTAGAGGGCTTGAGATAACCAGACAGTAACACTCCCTATGGGCACCGCAATGGTGCCCATCTTTTTGACACCAACCAAATTTAATGAGGTATCCCCATGCGTCTTTCTTTCGCAGGGGCAGCATCGGGCTGCCCACAAAACACTATGTTCGCATTCAAATTAACCGGCGCAGACGTTATGTCGTGGAAGCCGAAGAGCCGCCTGCAGAAGCTTGTAGAGCGCCTGATTCAGTCAGTAACACAGCCGGGGAATCCGCAATGAACGCGCCGACAGCAGTTGAGCTGTACCGCAAGCAGCAGGAAGAGCTGGAGCGTCAGCGCCGGGAAGATGAGCGACTGACTGGCTTCGACTTCACCCGCATGCTCCTCCAGAAATTAGGCCTGAGGGCTAAGTGATGAAGCTGAAAATCGAGTGCGGCGAGTTGAAGACTCGCGCCGGATATCGCCCCGGCATGTTGGTTATCGAAGCTGATGAAGTGTCCCTTCTCGACTTCAACGGCAAGCAGCTACTCAACCAGATGGACATTAAAGACGTCATGGAGTGGCTTACAGAGCAGGGTTACACGATTCGTCAGGAGATAGCAGCATGATTGACCCGGATATGTATTTCATCGAGATGATGCAGGCCATTTTAGAGCCTGTGCTCGAGAAGATGACGCCAGAGCAAGCCGCACAGGAAGCGATTGCTGATTACCGTACGGAGCAGCAGGCAGCACAGATGGGGATTAACTGATGGGCACAGCAACGCTAGTTCTCGGCGATTCAGGCACGGGCAAATCGACAAGCCTGCGTAACCTGAATCCTGAAGAGGTCATTCTGGTGAAGGCGGTGGGCAAGCCCCTGCCGTTCAAGTCACGCGACTGGACGCCGTGGGATGCGGCGCAGAAGAAAGGCACGGTAGTTAACACAGATAAGTGGGAATTCATCGTCGGCGTTATCAAAAGGGCGCGCGAGTACGGAAAGCGGATCGTCATCATCGACGACTTCCAGTACGTGATGAGCAACGAGTTTATGCGCCGATCCGACGAGAAGTCATTCGACAAGTTTACGGAGATTGGCCGGCACGCATGGGAGGTTATCAAAGCCGCTCAGGACGCGCCTGATGACCTTCGCGTCTACTTCCTTGCCCACACAGAAGAGACGGCGATGGGTCGCGTGAAGATGAAGACGATCGGCAAAATGCTCGACGAAAAAATCACTGTCGAAGGCATGTTCACTATCGTTCTCCGAACCCTCACCCGCGATGACCAGTTCTTCTTCACCACCAAAAACAACGGCGCTGACACGGTTAAATCACCGATGGGCATGTTCGACGCCAACGAAATCGACAACGACCTGGCTTTCGTGGATGCAACCATCTGCGACTACTGGGGCTTATCCAATGTTCATAACCTGAAGGAATCAGCCGCATGAGTAATGTGATTTTCACCTACAACCACGAAGCAGCATTAACCGCCGGTCAGGGCGGTTTTATCAACGAGAGTGGCGCATACGTTCTCACCATCACCGAGGCGGCGCTCACCACCTCTTCAGGCGGCGCGAAGGCTATCGAGTTCTCTGGCGAATCCGATGATGGTCGCAAAGTGCAGTACCTGAGCGTCTATGTCAGCAAAAAAGACGGCAGCGAGAACACCTTCGGCGTGAATATGGTTCACGCAATCATGGGCTGCGCTGGCGTGAAGCAGCTCACCAACCAGATGAAAGCGGCCGGCCAGTTCGTTGCGCCTGAATTCGCAGGCAAGAAAGTCGGGCTGGTGCTGCAGAAAGTCCTCCGTAGCAAGAATGACGGCTCTGATACCTATGGACTGGAGATTCGCTTGCCGTTTATCGCACAAACTCGCCAGACGCTGCTGGAGAAGGCAGAAGGCAAGAACGCCGAAGCCGTTGACCGCATGGCTGCGGGACTGAAGGACAAAGACGAGCGCAAGAAAGGCTCTGCAAGCGGTAACACAGCAGGCTATCAAGACTACCCGCAGCACGACGACGGTTTCACTCCTTTCTGATTTAACCCTCCACTAAGGCACCTGTATGACTCTTACACCGCTTGAATCGGCGCATTACGCACGCCTGTCAGAAATACAAAAGGAAAGGTTTCTGTGGCGTACAGAGCAGATGACGCCGCATCAGAGGAAGTGTCAGCAGGTTGCCTTAGCCGCGGTAGAAGCAACGCAGGCGGCGAAACGTGGCGAGGAGCACGAGCGCAGGTTGACGCCGGAAAGGAAGATTCAGCTCATGGAAGAGCGCCGGTTGCGTCAGGTAGTCAGAGAGACGGCTGTGCGCCCTCCTCTTCCTCGTATCATCGTCACGAAGCCGGGCGTGCTGTGGATGGATTACCAGAATGAGAGGCGCGGAAGGTTTGGCGCTGTGGTGCAGGACTAACTATTTCGCCGCTCAGCGGCACAGGAGATGACAGATGAGTGGACACTGCGATAACTGCGGCTGCCGTAAGGTTTCCGGCTACTGCACTAATTGCCAGGAGGAAGCGTATATCGCTTTCGAGCAAGCGCCGGATATGGAGTTCAGCGAAGAATTTATGCAGAAGGCATGGGAACAGCAGAAGGAGATTTCCTGATGGGCGCTAAAAAAGTCTGGGATGGCCGTCAGCTGCCGGATGTTGGTGATGAGGTGCTGATTCACCTGGCCAGCGCTGATAGATGGGAACGTCGCGAGGTTTCTGGCTTTAAAATATGGCCTCATTTGGATGGCGACGGAGCTTATCACCGCATCTTCGTAAAAGTCTTCAACGTGCAGGATGGAAAGCGCATACCAAACGAGCGCCTTTTAAAAGATATTCGCCCAATTTTCTGGCGTGAAGGCGACGATTACAACCCAACAGCTGAAGGGGCCAAATGATGCAATTTACGGAAGAGCAGAGAGAGGTGCTTGCTGGGCTGTGCAGAATTGAGATTAAACGCTGGAAGGCTGCATCAGAATCGAATCCCAATATGCGCTACATGGTAGAGCTGATGGAGATCTCCCTGGCGGCGCTGGCGGCTGAGCCTGTCGCCTTCTTGGGCGAAGCAGATGGTGAGTTTGAGTATAACGGGTGTCGCTCATTTTCTTTCTGTCCAGAAAAGGTAACGGAGTTCTATTCAGCGCCGCCAGTTGCCGCGCCAGCAGTGCCTGATGGCTGGCAACTCGTGCCGGTTGAGCCTACCCGGGAAATGTGCGATGCGTTTGACAAGTCTTCAGCATGGGAAGATGTTGATTTTTGGGAAGGTAGTTTTGACCTAGTAAGTGGATGGGAAGCCATGTTGTCAGTCGCACCTTCCCCACCTGAAACCCTCTGATATACTGTTCGTATAAACAGTATATTGGTGGATATATGCGCAAATTCGTTAGCGCCGGCGCAGCGTTCTACATGCTCGATAAAGGTGAGCGGCTCACGAAGCGCGAGATGTTTCACATCTACGACCCTGTGCGATTCGTCATCTGGCCCCGCCGCGATAAGTGGGATGTGCTCGAGCGCGTGGGCAACGACTGGCTGCGGTTAACTGACCGTCTGTTCGACAGTGAGAATGAGGCCTTCGTGTTCGCGTA